GTTCTAATTCAATATAATAATTACTTGGGGCCAGAAAGAGGATAACCAATAGACGTATTAGAAGACATAGCGTCAATAAACTTACAACCAGCTATACCATTAATAGTTTGCAAATGTGTTAAAGGACACATACTTTGCCAAAAACTTTGCTGTCTGATAATAGCGATCAACGGTTCCTTATAATCACGGACAGCGAGTGTCAGCAAGTCAATAGGAAACGGTTTAGCAGGTTCACACATATTAGCCATAGTCTTTTGATAAGCCTCCCATTCGGGCTTCATCTTAGGTGGTCCCCAGATATTTGGGACACCACAAATTCGTTCAACATGTTCAGACGTGGGAGTAACTTTAACATCTGATCTATAAGTGGTTTTGCCAGGACAGGAACCCAAATAATTAAATTCTGCTTGTCCGGGTAGGAAATTTAAAGGACTTTTCCAGTGAAGAGGTTCTTTAGTAAGAACATTCACACCTAAAACTTGTGGTGAAAACTTTCCTCCAGCTCCAGTAATAAGGTTACATTCTTTATTTTGAAGACAAGCAACAGCTTTAATAATGTCATCATAATAAATGGTACCAAAGCATCCACGAGGAGTATCAGCTTGGCCACCTAAATGTAAACCTAAAAGACATTTTTCTCGGGAATCACTAATAATAGCAGCACCGCAAAGACCTCCAAAAGTATTCATTGAGAGACTTCGGTATTCACCACCAAAGAATTTCTCTAAAGAATTGGAGGTCATCTTCATATCGGCATAACCCTTAGCTTCCAAAATTTCACCACTCTTCTTACGATAAACCATCAAAAAAGGTCCACTGGAAGGTTGTGATTGAGGAAACAAATGGGTAATATCTTTACGAGATCCTCCACGAGATGTATAACAAACAACAAAATCAGTATTTGGAATACGATATCCATTGGCTTTTTCAAGAATCAAATCAACAGTACCACCAGGGGCTGAAGGATTATTATGATAACTTGTTACAGTAAGAACATCAGTATCCTTGAAATAATGATTTGGAATAACAACTAAATTAGAACATATAAACAATAAATTCACCATATAACGTTGTTCATTAAATTGGGCAGAACCATAAAAGAGATTACCCTCAATAATATTACGAACATGTTCTAGTGAACTAGTTTTGAGATTATTTGCCACAATGGTTCTAGTTTGAGTGGCACCATTCCAAATATTTAATTGGCGACTACGCATTTCTATTTCTTGCATGGAAGTAGGTTCAAGAGATCCTTGAATATCTAATTTTTTCCAAGTGAAATACGCACGAGCCAATGAATATAAGGCTGCAATACTCAAAGCAGAAGCACATAAAATCTTAGCATACTTTTCTTTTTGAGCTTTAATAATAACAGTAACTCCATCTCGACGAGATTTCAATTCTGAAATATATTGCTCCTTAACACTAGAC